ACTCAAAATCCAGCGGGGGCGACCCCGTGTCGGTTCGATTCCGACCTCCGGTACCAAGAAATAACGGCCATTTAGCTGACTACAGCTGAGTGGCCGTCTTTTTTGTCAGGTGCTAAAAAGTGCCACGCTAAACGGGCCGAACCGCAATGGCCCGCGCACTACAAAAAACGACCAGGCGGGAAATCATCGCCGATTTTTCCACCATCGCCCACTCACCAATCAGGACATGGCCGTTGTCTGCACAGTATGCCACCAGCCCTGGAGCTATGCGTTCACAGTCCTTGCAGTTTTCTAGGCCATGGCAGCGTGAATGATCAATAGTCAGCCTGTGATTCATTTTGCGCCATCGTGCTCAAGGCTGTAGTGGTTGCCATCGCTGAAACGTCCTCCCCAGACACCGCCTTGAGACTCCCACCACTCGCCAAGCTGGCGATGGTCCTCAGACCGGCCCAGATATTCACCATTGAGAAAAAGGTTAATGTCGATAGCCAGGCGGAGCTTATGGCAGGATCTCCCGGCACCATAGCCTTTCTTGACTCCCATCTCCCCGTGCACGCGCGGATCGCGGTAGGCGTCGCCGAGCGTTACCTCGAAACCAAGTTCAAATGCCTTGTCTATCAATCGCGGCACCATCCGCGCAAAGCGTCGTTGTTTATCTCCCAGTTTTTCCATTATCCCACCAACCGTTGCCACAACACCCACCCTGAATAACCGGCCATGCCGATCGACAGCAATGGAGCGTCAACCAGCAGCAGGCCGCATGCCATCACCAAGCACAACCATGGCCATATGGTATAGAGCGGACCAGGTACATGGATCCTACCGTTCATCAACATTCCCACCCCCAAGTTTTTTTACGAAAAAAAATCCAGCTCGGCAATAAGGGCACAGCACATCACAAAGCCGCATGTTACGTCTGGCCGCGCACCAGTAACACGGATCCTCCCGAGACTTTTTGTCGTCCTTGGAATGGAGCACATAGGTTGCGCCTGCCAGCTCCACCGCGCAGTTTCTCAGAATTTTGACCGGCACCGTGGCCCATTCCGGCAGCACCACTGGCGGATCGGTCATCCAGTCTGCGCCGGTCAAGACCATCCCCGGGCGAAGCGTGGTACGTTTTCCCCGTCCTCGTTGACAATCCGGCAGTGGAGCGGTCATACTTGGTCGCGTCGCTCGCCAGATTGCGGCAGGATAATTTCATGCTTCCTTCTGTCCAGGCGACAGAAAAGGGCCTTCACGTCCTTCTGCGTCTCGGCGTGCAAGGCGGTGATAACTGCAAGTTCGGTCCTTATCTCCCCCATCTGCTCTGCACGGGCTATCGCTTGCCGGTCAATCGCTTGCTGGACAATTTCTTTGATATCGTCCTTCAGAACGGATTGGCATTTATGTTGTTCCGCCTCGATAACCAGGACTTTCTGCCGCAGAGCAGCGACTTGTTGCTTGACCGATTCGACCATGCCCCTGCCGACCCATCCGCCCACAGCCGCACCGCTCATCATGGACCCGAACAGCCCTAAAATCCATTTCCATTGCTGCCACTCTTCATTGCCCTGCATTCTTTTTCCCCTCTGCAAATATCGAGTTGACGGCCTTGCCGGTGATGACTGCCGCGACAAAAGTTATCACGCTGTAAGGGATCTCTTGCAGCACACCTTTGTTGATAGATCCAAGCGCCCAAACACCAACGACCGCGCACACCACCACCGCCGACAGCAATCTGCTCGAAGAGTTCTCGCCTCCTGGACCCTGCAGAAATCCGACCATTTTACGCCCTCACAACAGAGATATTCCACTTCTGAAAACTGACCAGGGATCCGCGTACCGCCTCCAGTTCAAACCGGATGGTGGTGTTGATCCTGGCCGGTACAAAGCCGCTGTCGTCCTCTTCGTCTTTCCCTGCGTAGGTGTAGCTGGTCCCGGTAATACCGGTGACCGTGCGGAGCAGGCTCCCGGTCTCGCCATAAAGCCTGAGCGTATAGGTCACTCCGGACTCAGGGCCGATGTTTCCTTCATCCTGGCGGACCAGGCTGACAGTTTGGGTGGTGCGATCCCGATGCGCCCAGGTGAGCGCAAGTTCTTCGCCCGAACCGATAGACGATGGCCATCGGTTGCCATTGATCCGCAGGTTGCCGGGCGGGTATGGCCTCATCATCCGGCCAACGCATGTGTGCGTATCGGTGTCCGCATCTGCAAGGGCCAGTCGGCCCAGTGAGGTGGACGGCAGCAACTTGACCTCCACCTGTTCGCCCACGGCCCGCTCGGTGCGATCAAGCCCAAAAAAGGACTGATGGCACCAGAGTATGGTGCCGGCAGCATGGGCCACCGGAATGGTGTCGAGGATACCCCGGTTGACGGTCACGGTGCTGTTGACGGTATCAATGGCGGTGATGGCTACCAGCTCATCACCCAAAGCTGCGTATGTCCCGACCTTAACCAGATTGGTGTCGATGGATGTATCCTGCAGTTGGATAGTCGAGCTGATCTCCGGCACCAGGGCTGCTGCGGTGACACCGACAAATGGGAAGCTGTCAGTATCCCGCTTGCCCCACTCTGTTGCACCTGCGTTCCTGGTCCATAGCTCATAGTTGAGCGCGTCACTGCTGGGCCGGTCGCAAAAACAGGTAATCATGGTGCTGTCATCTTCCAGTTCGGCAAGAACCGCTGCTGACTCTCCATACTCCCGCACGAACTGCCACCAGGTGATTTCTTGCACCTTCCTCCGGACAGCATCTGCCGGATCGGTGTATGGGCTTGACCACAGGCTTTCTGCCGGATCGGTTATGGTAATCGGTCCCAGGCCGTAAACATCGCGCGCCGCCTTGATCCTAAGCTGGCCTTCAGTGTGCAAGCCGACCTCTACAGTGTCGACCCGCATCACCATGTTCTCGATACCGATAGCAGGCCAGTTGAACACGAAGCAGTCGCCCGGCTCAAGATCCCAGTGCTTGCGGTTGATCACCAGGGTGCAGGATGCAATGGGCACACAGACCTGCTGCAGTTCCCGGGCGGCTATCTTCTGCGCCCAGTCCTCGGTGGCAATACCGACAAATTCCATGGTGGCAGCAATGATCTGGCCACCGGCCCGGGTGATGCCGGCAACATCCTGAACCGTGGTTGCCCTGGGCTGGTTGGCCCGGTCAACCCAGTTGACAGTGACCTGGTTCACAGTCTCTGTGGCGGCCGGGATGGAGTATTCGACCAGCTCGATGATGTTGGACTGGTCAAGAACAGGCAGAGTGGCTGGAGTGTAATCGTTGCGGATCAACTTCAGGGTGAGCAAACCGGTTACGTGGCTGAAGTAGAGCACACCGTCAATATGGTTAAGGATCACCTTGAGGAAGTCCTCGATACTGCTGTCCTTTGCCCACAGGAGCGAAAGCCCGAACCCCTCCTGCCTGGTATCCGTTCCGCTTGCCAGGATGTAGGCGGAATCTTCAAATGATGTATCGTCAAGGTCTGAAGTAGGATAGCCCAGACCGCCCCAGGTGGTATTGGTCAGGGCCTCCCGGATGATGTGGGCCGGATTCATGTCGACGAACCCATCCGAGGCAACAATATCGGCCAGGTCATCCCGCCAGCCGGTACGGCTGCGCTGGGCCAGGATTGACCACCCTTTGATGTACGGATTGTTGGCCGCGAGCTGGCACTTGCGGGCCACTAGGCCGAACAATCCCCGGAACGCAGGAGTATCAGCACCGAGCTTTGATTGCAGGTAGGCGTTGACGCCTTGGGACGCCAGGCCGAAACAGGCATCAACGGTGCCGACAACTCCCCCCTCCCGGCCATCTCCGCCGAACAAGTTGGGTTGGCTGATGGCAATAGCCTGGTTTGCGGTAACCTCCCCTTCCCACGCCCACTTTTCGCCGACCTTGATCTTGAGGAGCTTGTCGACCGCGTGACAGAACACCAGATGCAGGCCAGCATAATATCGATAGCCGGTGGTAACGCAACTATCGCCGCCGCTGCCCATTATACGCACCCTCCGGAAATAGAATTATCCGCCATAACGGGCGTTGATGACCATCCAGAGGCCTCGGCAAAATCTACCGCATCCCGCGCCATGGCGGAATCATCCAGGGCGAGTAGCCTATCTGCTTCGATCCCTTCTTTGCGCAGCTCTAGCCAGGACACCCCATGCGCCTTGCACCAAACACGCATCTGCCGGTTACAGTAGCCCAGGGCCTTCAGATGCCAAAAGCGTACCCTCTTCATTTCTTGCCACCTCCACAGGACTGAATTGGTGTGGTGCCGACGTCGCCGTACCAGACACAATTGGTTTTGCTGATCTCCCGGGTGCCGAACAGCACGGGCACCGGCGAACTGGAGTCAACCGTGGTGCCTTCGAGGTTTCCAGGCTCAGGCGTTACCTGGGCCGTTGCCTTGGGCCGCAGGATATAAGACAAGGCCATCAGGCCGACGAATACCACCAACTGCCACATTGCCTCGCCTCCTCACACCAGGGCGTCGCCGCTGAACGGGTTTTTGGCGGGGAGATATGGCAACCCGCCGTAGTTGATGAGATTGGAAAACTTGTTTTTGCAGGCCGCCACCGTGCGGCTGCAGCCTGGCCACAGGGTGACGGTTGCCCCAACCATATCAGCCACCGAGTCAACCAGGGTAATCACGTTGCCGCTGTGGGCCGTAATCATGCGCAGCTCATCGCCGAACTTGAGCATGCCGCCGATAAAATAGCCGGATCCATAGGCAGAAATTCCGCTCAGTGTCACTGCCTTCCCGTCCACGGCGGTCACTGTTCCGGTAACGTCCCAGGCGTCAGCGTTCAAGCCGCAGGCGGGCGAGTAGAGCACATGCGGGCAACCAACCTGGTATATCCGGCGAAGTCCTGCCCGCTGGAACAGCGTATAGGCCGAATCGCTGGCGAGCGTGGCCACGGATCCGGCCCACTTGCAGCCGGTCACCCTGCCCTTCCACAACACCGAGAACTCGGCATCCTCATAATGATGACGATAGATGGTCACGATCAGCACCCCGGTGAGCCAGCCGGTCCTGAAAAGCAGAGCCACGTCGTTTGCCGCGTTCACCTCAATTTCAAGGGTCGACTTTCTGGCATCTCCGCCTTTGGTGAACCCGGAACGACTGATGTAGATCGGTTGGTAAAGATCGGCCCCATAGGCCACTTCGTGGTCGGCACTGGTAAATAGCCACTGCTGGTCGCCAAGTGAGAAGCGGTACAGCTCAAAGGGATGGCCGGAGTAGTCGGATTTTTCGCGCAGGTCGTAGCTCATAAAAGCCCCAGCTCTTCCATCAAATTGCGTTTGGCTTCATCCCTGGTTCTTCCGAAGTTAAACCAAACATTCTCGCCAGGTTCTCGAACGGGGCAAGTGGACTCGATCTGACCCACCTTTCCCCACGCGACAAACCTTCCTGTCTTTCCTCTTTTGGTGGCGATATTGAAAATGCCGTAGTTCGTAACCACCACATCATTCAGCTTTCTCTGAGCGAGATTGATGTTCACGGCAACACCACGATGGGTATGGTCACTTCGACACAATCACCGGTGAACCAATGCAAGGTGATCTCATCCGAATCGAACCGGACCAGCTCCAGCCAGGCGCAACGGTTGAGAGTGGCCGCCGAAACCGCCACTGGCAAGGCGGAATCAAGGGTCAACTTTTCATCGCCGCTCGGCTGGGTCTCCACTCCGGTGATCATCCGCCGGACAATCGTACCATCGGTGGTGATCAGCTCGATGTGCGTGCGGGCCGGGCTGCCCTTGAGGGCAAAGTCATAATCGATGGTCTGGATGATGATAAACGTTTCTCCTGCATCAGCCGGTGCAGCCAGCTCGAACCCCCGGTCATTGGCCGCCAGCCAGAACGGCGCAAGCCGTCCGGCCATGGCCTTGAGAAAGGCCAGGAAGGTGTTGATGTTTGCTCTTCCTACCAGCAGAAACCGAGCGTCACGGCTCAACACAGGTTCCATGGATTGGACGTCGAACTCCAATAAACCGGTGTCATTGTCCAGCCGCACCCACTTGTTGTCAAATCCCTCTTCGCCACCTTCCCAGCTCGGCACGAACGGGCACAACGGAATGTCCCTGTACAGCTCCAAGGAAACCCCTGACGGTTCCCAGGCATCCCCCGTGGCCAACAGGGTGAACCGATAATCTCCCACGTCCTCGGTGAACCGACTAACCCGGCGCTGCTCAAGTGATAAACAGTACCGGCACGGTGCCATCATGGACACCCCGGCTTTCCAGGCGTTTTGGAACGGTGCGTCAACCGAAATGTAATTGGATCCCATCCCGGTGATGGTCCGCACCTCGGCTGTTCGCCAGTCACTCCACACCGCAATCGGGGTGCCAATGACCAGGTTATCGGATCCATCGGTAATCGTGATAGTGGTGGAGTCGGCGTCAATATCACCAGCCAGCCGGACCGCATCACGCCAGATCGGGGCAAAAAGATACCTGGACTTGCGCAGCCCAAGCCATGTTTCCAGCTTGCGGCGGCCTGCCCCGCCCACCAACAGACGCACATCCCAGGAACGCCTGGGCAGGGTCCGCAGTTGAACCCGCTGTTCTGTGCGGTCATGGGCAACGAGCACATCCGTTTTCCAGGCCAGCGACTCATCAAGACCGGCATCCCAGTTGTGCGGGAAGAACAGATAGCCGATGTCGGCTGAGAGATGCGGCGCCCTGGTGCCGGTGATAACCAGCCGCTGAACAAGCGCACAGGCCGATGTAAAATCAAAAGCCGCCTCATACTGCAGCGGTCCGTCAACAGTGACGGTGAACACAATAGGAAAAGCTGTGCAGCTGGCTATCAGCTCCGGCGGGTCGGCATCGTAAACGATCCCTTCAGCATCGTGCACGTCGGTGGCGATACTCTTCAGGATGGCATCCGCTCCTGTCCCGTTCCAGAGATAGACCCGGAACGAACGGTCTTCGGTTACATATCCGACGTCTCGACTCGGAACACCATTGAGCACATATCCCTGCCCTGAAGCGTTGGTGGTCCGTACCGACAGTCCAGCCAGCGGAACAACCTGCGCTGATGTGATTGATCCATTCGCCATGTCAGATATGTGCCATGAGGTGTAAACAAGTTTGCCAGTGCTCAAGGCCAGAAGGCGCAAGCCCACCTGTTGCGCTCCAGTGGATCACCTCAACCGGTGCGTTATCCGTCATTGGCCCATTCAAACCAAAGGTGGCCAGCATGCGATAGGGAATGTCATCCAGCCAGTGCCAAGTGGTACTGTCCCAGTGGTCGATGTTGATCGACTTGTCGGGCAGGTCAAAAAAGGTGGCTGGTTTTATCGTTCCTGTAGCCATCAGGCCGCCAACTTAAACATTAGCGTTGGCTCGGTATTCGTAGCCATTGAATCATCATAGAACAGCCAGGTATCTGAGCCGATGACAACCTCTTCGAGAAAGGCATACACCTTCCCCCCACGGATACCGCGCAGGCTGGGGAAATAGCCAAGTGGCCGCAGAAGAGCCGCCGTGGTGGCGTCACGCTGAAAGATCCGGATTGGCAGCATGAGTAGCCCGGCGTTGTAGGCGTTGGGCTGTTTGGAGGACAGGGCAAAAGAGCCGTAAAGGCCGGTTACTCCACTGGCCGCATTCGACGCCACAATAGGTGTCCAGGAACCATTCAGAAATAATGAAGCGTTCGAATTGGCTGTTCCGGAAATTATGAGATGGTTCCCCGTAGATAGTTGCCCGGATATGAATTGCCCACCCGTCCAGGCTGATGTCTTTTCTGTGATGTCCCCCAGGAACATCATGCCCTTGTATCCGCCCGTATTGGTGAGGATATACACCCCCTCATCAACCGAGACGAACAGATAGGTGTTGGGCGTGTTGTATATCGCCCAGAAAAACGGAGTCGGAGACACCCCAGGCTGTGCCGTTGGTGCCTGGCCAGCGCTGTAACCAGTGCATCCGGCAACATACACAACGCTCGCCGTGTAATACCAGATTTCGAAATGAGAAGTGCTCTTGTGGGCATGCAGCCGGTTATGGCTGTTGTATGTCCCGAAAAAGTCTATCGTCCACCCGTTGGCAGCCAAAAACGTATTGAGCTGAGATATGAAATCATCAACGGTCGATTGTGCCCCTGCTTGATATTTAGCCATCAGTTCAACCTCAATGCACAAAAGTCGCCGTTGGTGTTACGGTAGACATCCTGGACGGCCAGATAATTCACACCAGAGACGGTGATGATGTTTTCCGGCGTGTTGCCGTATCCACTCACCCGGTATAGGCCATCGATGGCGGCATAGACGGACGTTCTCGTCGCATCAGCGATATAGATTTGATCAAGGGTGTATACTCCGCTGGGATCAGTGAGGATATTGGCCCGCTGCTCGTAGCATTCGCTTATGGCCGGACAGGTGGAAGGCCCCACCGTATCCCAGTCGCCACCTGGCCTGGAGATGATGCCATTCGACCCATTATTTGCCCAGAACATGGAGTTACCATTGCCTGTGACGGTATAGGCCTGAGCCTCGGTAACTCCGCACCCCCCGACAATCAGAGGATACGGATACTGATTGTCGGTTGCCGGTGGATTGCCCAGCCCAAGATGGACCATTTGATAAATAGTGGACACCTTGGCCACCAGGATAATACGCCTGGGAGTGGCAACGATCCAATACGGTATGGAACTGTTCCACAGATAGGCGTAGCAGAAGCCGCTGCTCATAGGATGCGCACCGAGCGCGCGGCCGCTCCGCCATCCCCACGAGCCGGCCAGCTTCCAGTTATAATAGCCGGATGAAGTGTTCTCGAAGGTCTCAATGCCGACATATATTTCGTCGAGCCCATTGGTACCTGCTCCCCGCAAGGCCAATGAGGTCGCCGACTGGGCGAGAATTGTCCACCCGTTGGCCGCCGCGAAGGTAGCCAGGACAGCGAGAAGATCCTTGTAGTTGGTGGCTGTGCCGTTGGTATATGCCACTTGATCAACCTCCTATCAGTGTGCGGATGGTAGTGCCGTTGCGGCGGATCATGTTGAGGATGGCGGTCTCGCCATCGGCGGTGCGCAGGAAGTCTCCAACCATATTACGGTCGAGCACATTGATCACCCGCAGCCGGGTATCGCCGGACTTGATCGTGGTGGCGGGTGCAGCTGCAGGCTGCCCACCACCGGCCAGCCGGTTGCCTGAAGGGATGCGCGGCAATGTCCCGCCGGCCAGGGCGATGGCAATATGGCGCGGGAAGAGCCGCCTGCGGATCAGCTCCATGAAGTTAATGCCATAGTAGTCGACAGCGGCGACGGGCTGCATGAACTCTCCGGCAGTGGCCCAGATGGGGATGTTGTCGGACGTCTTGGATGGGCTCATGCCTGGGATGGACCCGCCACCAGCAAAACCGAGCATGCCAAGCAGGCCGGTACCGGCTGTGACCGTGCCGTTGGCTGCCGTGGTCGATCCGAAGCCGATGGCATTCAGCAGCATCTGCTTGAGGATGATCTGCGATAACCACGAAATGGTAGAGCGGGCAAAGTCGAGGAAGGCCTCTTTTGCCGATGCCGATCTACTGATGAATGAATCCCAGGCGCTGACCAGGCCCCCAGAGATCTGGTCGCCGATCTGCTCGCCTATTTGAATCATCACCTCGGCATCGGTCTGCATTTTCTCCCTGGCGCGCTCAAAGCCGAGCGAAAGGGCCACGCCCATGTCGTTGCCCGAGGCAATGGTCTTTTCGCGCATCTCTTCGGCGGTGATGATGTTTGCTTCTCGCGCCGCAACCAGAGCCTGTTGATACTTCTCAACCGAAACCTGCCCACGCCGCCACGCCAGCTCCACTTCGGCAAGGCTAGCCCTAGCCACGTCAGCCATATCGCTGTGCTCTTGCTTGGCCTGGTCGATCTTCTCTTTCAAGATGGCCGACTCGGCGCGAATGACATCCGCCTCGGTCTTGCTGGGGTCGGCTTTAATCCGCTGCTGCTCATCCTCCAACAGTTTGATTTTCACCTGGGAGATTTGCTTATTAAGCTCCAGCAACTTCGTTGCCCGCTCCAGTTCGGTGGCGCTGCCATCGGCATCCAGCTTTTGCTGTTCCAGAGAGAGCAATGTGGACTCGCTCTGGGCGCGCAATTTTTCGATATCGATCTTGCCCTGAAGCTTCTCATCCTTGAGCATCTCCCGTTCTTTGCGCTTGGCTTCGGCCTCAGCTTTTTTTGCCGCCCGCTCATCCGCCTTTCCGGCCTTGTCGGCTGCCTCTTCCTTGGCCTTGCCAGCAGCAGCATCGAAACGGGCGTTGACCGCCTTCTGCACGCGAAGCAGGTCCTCACCCTTGAACTGGGATTCAATACTCTTCAGTTCAGCCTTGCGCTTGGTCTCGATCTCGGCCAGGTCGTTTTCCAGCTTGGACGCGGTCACCTTGCGGCGCTCTTCGTCCTGCTTCTTGATAGCATCGGTAACCGACATCTCGACCGCCACCTGCTTGGCGCCGGTCTGCTCGGCGGTTATTTTGATATTCTCCTGCGTGGCCGCGTGTTCCTGTTCAAGCACCTTGAGCTTCTGCTGCGCAGCGTCAAGCTGGGCAGAGATGCTGCCGATTCCCCCGTCATCTGGAGTATATGTCTGTCCAGCGGAAGCCTCGGCCAGGTCTTTTTCCAGCTTGGCCACCTCAGTTTTGGCGGCTAGGATTTTTTGCGATGTCTCCTGCAGACGTATGCCCGGATCGGACAACTCCTTGAGCATCTGGTTGGTGCGTTGCAGCTCGGAGAGGCGGCTCTTGGCCTTGGCAAGTTCATCGTCGGCTGACCGGCCCCACATCATCCAGGCGGCAGCGCCAATACCCAGCACTGTGGTCACGGCGGTGATGGGGTTGATCAGGCCGGTCAGCGCCGGCAGCAGCCTTGATGCGGTGGTGGTGGCCACAGTGGCCGCTGCCGGGGCATAGCTGCCGCTCATGTAGGCCGATGCGGAAGACACGGCGACCCCGGCTGTGGTGGCAGCCGTGGCGGTTGCGCCGAGAGAGGTGATAAACTCCGTTGTCGAGGCGACCGCAGCCGTCAATCCTCGCCCAACCAGCACCGAGAGCGCCGTGGACAAGGCCAACGCCCCACCCTTGGCAACCAGGTCAAGATTCTTGCCAAGCCACTGGATAGAGTTTGCCATGATGTCGGTTGCGCCAGTGGCCTGATTGACCGAATCCACATACTTGCTGGCCTCGTTGCGCAGGTCGGTCATTGCCCGTCCAACGGTCAGCGGCATGGCCGCTGCCTGCGCCTCGATTGTCTCTTTGGCGGCCTTGATGGCGTCGATCGTCCACTGGGTGGTCAGCTCTCCATTCTCCGCCATCTCCCGCAGCTTGGCAATAGACCCGCCAGCTGCATCGACAAAGACCTTGGTGAGCATGGGCATGTTTTCGAGCACTGAACGCAACTCGTCGCCCTGCAGCTTTCCAGCGCCCATGGCCTGGGCGAACTGCTGCAAGCCTGCGCTCGCCTCGCTGGTTGACGCCCCAGACATTGCGGTGGCCAGGGCGACCGTACGCGTCACCTCAGCTAGTTCCTGCTGAGACACATTCAGATTGGCGGTGGCCAGGGCCATGCGGGTGTAGAGTGTCCCGACTTCAGCCAGCCCTTGGTGGGACGCGGCGGCCACATCGACCACGGTCTTTTGTGCAGCCGCATAATCAGCGGTATTCTTGGCGGTCAACAGCAGCCGCTGATCAAGATTGCGCATGGCATCGGCAGCGGCGACAAACTGGCCGGCCCAGCCAAGCACAGCGTTGACCGAAAAAACTGCTATTGCCTTGTTTTTAAGGCTGTCCAGTTTGGTTGATATCGATTCAACGCCCCTGCGGGCTGCCGAGATCCCTGCCCCTGACTGGCTTGCCGCTGCTCCCAGCCCCTTGACAGCGTCTGACGCAGCGCGTAATCTCTGTTCAAACCCCTGAGTGATCGCTGAAAGAACAATCTCAATTTTATTCTGAGTCGCCATGCGTTGGAATCGTGGTTGGTTTATCTGTCTGCTACTTGCCGGACCGTGTGCCTATTTCACCCTGGAGGCGCTGCAGCCAAGCAAATTGCTGGTCTTTGCGGTCCTGTTCGGCATCCCGCTGTTGGGGTGGATTGCAAGCATTGCTGTGTTCATCTTCAAATCGCTCTCGCCGTGAAATACTGGCCGGTCATCTTGTGGAATCACCGGCCAAGTTGTCGAGCGCAGTCAGGAAAAACCCGTACCCATACTCCCAGACTACTGGACCGTGGCCGGCGACAATGAGGCCGCAAATTGCCCGATCGAGGATGACACGGCTGTCTTCACCGCATTGATCAGCGCCTGATCCATCCCGACCAGGCGCACCATTCCCAAAAAAGCCTTGTTGACCTCCTCAAATCCCTGCCACAGCTCCTCGATCTCCGAGGGGTAGAGGTCGAGCAAGGCCTCGGTGTCCAGCTCCGGGCAACCGAGCTTGAGCAGCTCACGGCAGCGGTCCAGCATGGGTTGCTCGCCGCCGTTATTGAGCAGCTCCCACACATGGCGGGTATTTAACTCCTTGAGCGTGAACGACCTGGCCCCGATCTGGACGACCTTTACCTTTTGCATCAGACAACCTCGAATGGCCAGCTCTTGCCAGTGGGGGTGATCAGCGTGCCGCTGAAGGTGACTTCCGGGAAGTCCTCGCCCATGAAATCGAAATCGGTCTCGCTGCGCAGTTGCACCTGCCAGACCGTGACCAGCACGTTGGCGCCAGTGGCCAGATTTTTACCGTCCAAACGCAGCGCCACGTTGACCACCGACTGCGTTCCGGCGGTGATCTTGCTGCCGGTCTTGGCCAGTTTGTTGCCGCTGATGTGCAGGGTGTCGCCATCGAGGGCCACGGTCAGCACCTTGATCATGCCGGTCCGCTTGTTGACCTCGTAGTCGGTGCCCTCAACATAGGTGGTCACGTCGGTGACATCCTTGACCACGCAGGTATCAAGCCCGGTAGATCCCGTTTCCACCCACCGGTCCTTGATGGCGGTGATGCTGGCGGTGTAGGCGCCAGCGGATGCCGTCTGGTCGACCGCCGAGCCCATGAAGGCCGCGGCCAGCACCTGCGGATCGTAGCGGTTGAAGGTCAGGGAGAGCGACGAACCGGTGATGCGGGTGAACGACTCGGTTGTCTGGCCGAAGGTGTCGCGGCCGTGGGCCTTGTTTTCCTTGGTCTCGGTCTCGACCTTGGGCGCGAATTTCTTACATTCGCCGACCAGCTGAAACCCGGTGGAAGCGCCGGTGCTGTCGAGGAAATCCATGTAGAGGTCGCCCGAGGCAACCAGTCCAAAAGGGGTGTTGTTCATTGTTTCTCTCCCGGCGGTAAAGCCGTGATTAGGTTAAAGAAAACAGTTCGGGAATGACCCGTACCGACACTTGCAGCATGTACACCGCCTGCCCGGACTCGCCCAGCCCGCTTAAACCTGGAGAATCGTACACGATCATGGGTTGACTTCCGCGCCCGGGGAGCTGGAGGCCGTGCAGCGCTGCAAATACCTGGTCAACCAGGTCGTACAATGAGCCGTCAATGCTGTTGCCGTCCGCGTCCCGTTCGAGATGGGTTTCGATCTGCACGGCAACCCGCAAGTCAATGCGAGCCTGCGGCGCATTATCCAGATTGTCCTTTGGGCATCCAGGAATCCACACCCTGGCCAGCGGGTAGATGGGCTTATCCGCCGTCAACCCACAGACAGCCCCAAATACCCCGAGGCCGGAGAGCGTACTCTTGATCGTATCTGCTATGTCGGCGCGCATCACGGCTGTTCCTCCAAGCGCAAGATTGCACCGCCCTGTCCATCCGGATTGATGGACAGGACAGTGTAGGATCCGCCATTTATTGTCAGCGTATCACCGTTGTCTCCGGTTGACAGCCCCAGCTGGTCTACATCAGCCATGGACGCAATGGCAAATGGCCCGCTATGCTCTATGGTGTCCCCGTCAAGCGAGGTCATTCCATCGAGCATCGGGATGATATAGGCATCGGTCGCCGATCCATTCACCACCACCTGCACGCCGGATTCGGCGTTGATCATTTGGTCGATCTCAATCTCAATCGACATTTATTTGTCTTTCTCCTGGTCTCCTGCAGGATCCTGGTCGCCTTTCTCCTGGTCTCCTGCAGGGACGGCTCGTCCACGGCGAAACAAATCTTTTGCCAGCCGATCATCAATCTCCAATGTTTCTCCAGCAGAAACCGCTGATCCGTTGATCATTGTTGCCGATGTAATTTTTATCTGTGCCATTGTGCCCTCTGTATCGTTATTCCGGGAGTCGATAAGACTCCCGGAGGTTTCCGTCGTGATCACCAAGCCGCTTACGCGGTCAGGGCATCAACCATGGCCGCAAAACTTTCAGCGTGGCGAACGGCAATATCCACATCTTGCAGAACCACCACACGCACGGTACCGGAAGTTGCGCCGGTATAGGGATCGACCGTCAGCGATAAGCCGCCCCACATGCCAATGATCAAGTCGGACCAATTGCCATAAATGATAGCAGAGCACACACCCGAACTGGTCCCTTTGGTCAGGTCGCTGGGAACCTGGTTGGAGACGCCGCACCGTGCCCCCCCGATAGCGGTGAACCCGGCCATATCGGGGAAGTCTTTGCACACGAATTGAGCCGTTCCTGTAGCCTTTTCGGTCTGCATCAGCTTACCAATGACCTTGGAGTTGGTCAGATACCCCAGGCTGCCGGCATCGGCATTGTCCTGGGCCACTGCAGACCACAGGTTGACCATGTCCGCCCAGTCCGGTGCTGCGCCGTTGGTATCCCCAACGACAGCGCCAATGCCGGACACGTTCAGGATTCCCCTCGGCTGGTTACTCGATCCGCTGCCATTGATTGCTGCCAGGTCAATTCCCAGCCCAACCGCCTTGGCAAGATCCCCGCGGACAAACTGCTCGATGTCGATAGAAGACTGGAGCAGCAGCTTGCGGGAAATGTCGGTAAAAGCTCCGATGGTATTCGGGGCCATGGTTACCTGATCGAAAGCCTGACCGCTCTCGGTTGGCGCGCCTGACTCCGCCACCCAATAGCAGGTAGCGCCGCCGGTCTGGCGCGGGATGGCAATGTCGCCCACAAGGTCGGTGAGTACGGTTGCTCCCATGTTCCGCACCATCATACGGTTGCGCAGCATGTCGATGAAGCTGCCCGACAAGAGGTTGGTGGCCACCAAATTTCCGCCAGCAGTGGCAGTGCCTACGGTCAGGTCACGGGTTGCAACCTCGATGGGGATGAATAATCCTTCAGATGACTTTTTCAGCTTCTTGCCCACAGCCTCAGAGCACTCAATCTCAAAGGCTGCCTCACGCTGTGCGTCGGGACGGTTCGGGTTGGCCAGGGCGTTAATGGCGCGAATGAAGCTGAACCGCTTTGCCTCTTTGGCATTCAGGCCGATTTCCGGGGTGAAGTTCTCAACCGGTTTCAGGCCGCGCCTGCTAAGCTCGTCAAGGACGAATCGGCGGAACTGGTCTTCGCTCTGCCCCTTCTGGATAGCCTCTTTCGCCTCTTTTTCCAGGCCGTGGGCTTTTCCGAGGGCGTCAATCTCACCGATCCGCACAACTTCGGCTTCTCTGGCCTCGGCAACAGCCTTCTGCCGTGCCCGCTCGACTTCCTCTTTGTCCTTCTTCTCTTGTTCTTTGGGGTCCATTCTCGTCACCTCAACTATGGTTTTTGTGGGCACATCGCCCGAACGCCCCACGCCCACCGAGGTGTCAGCAGGGACAGAAACACTCGACGCCTCAAACGGCCGCCACTTCATGCGGTACACGTCCGGTTCGTCCTTTTTTGATTCCACGAGGGTCATTTCCAAGACCTCGTAGCCGACAGAGATGTTCTTGCGGATGCCGTCAATGATGTCCTGGAAAATTTCCTCTGCCTTGCCCGACTTGGAAAACCGGACCACCGCCCGGCCCTTACCATCCTTATCGATTCGCGCCGACTCAATGACGCCTATCTGGTCACTGTGGCGATGCTGGATCAGAAATGGGGCCGCGCCTGACCCCATGAAGTCCATGTCTACCTCGCCGTCCTTGTGCCCCAAGATCTCGTAGCCGTACCAGCGCAAATACGGGTCTTCAGAGGAAAAGGCGATTTCAACCGTGCGGGCTTCCTCGTTGATCGCTTCCCGGACCACTGGGGCGGACCGGTAAAACCGATCAGTCTTGATCTGTTCCCGCTGCTGCTGCGTCAACTTGTCCATTCTGCTCCTCTTCGCTCTCAAAAATGTGCAACTTCAGGCCGTACTCTGCTGCAAGCTCAACAGCCCGCGCATTGCCTTCAAAAATCTCTTCCAGGTCGTCGCCACGATCCGCTGCAATATCCCAAATATTGCGGGTATGGTTTCCAACGTCGCGGGTGATCGCCTTGGATTCCTTGTCAATGTCAACGAACTGCCAGCCACGCGGGCGCCAACAAGGGGCATTCAGTCGGTTGAACTCCATCAACCGCAAACCTTCGAGCAATTGATAGGTAAGGCAATGAGTCAACCACTCCTCGTAAATTGGGGTGCAAAAATGCTCAATCAGCCAAGTTTGCAGGATGCGCCACTTGTCCCGCTCGGCCACCTCGCCGTGGCGAATAGATGACAGGTTGACGCCTTCCAGGTTGTTGGCCAACATCACATAGGAGCAATCCCATCCGGACGCGATCCCGCGCAAACCACCCTTAATGAACTCGCCAAATGCCGCGTTTGGGTGATTCGGGTCGAACATTTTCAGGTCGTAGCCATCAGGGGCCGTATCAAATGTGCCCGGCTCCACCTCGATATTTATGTCTTCGCTGTCGTTGCCCTCAGCCTCTGCAAGCTCATCGTCGGTCAGGTCGTCATCTTCGGACCCTTCGGGGCGGGTTAAGATGCCCATCTTCGAGGCCGATACCCGAGCCGCTACAACCTCAGCCTCTTCGTAGGCGTCCAGCATCTTGGCCCGCGCCGCAGAGGGGGCCAACCAGGAAACGCCGCGCGTCTGGTTAACGCGCTCCGGGATGAATAGATGCAGGATCTCACTTGCCGGGATTCGCTCTCGTTCGCGTCGGTGGTAATCAGCTGTCAGAACCTCACCAGGGTGGGCGCTTAAAATGTGATAAGCTATGCGCCTGCCCCAAACATCTTTTTCGACTCCCATCACCACGCGGTTACCGTTGGCTAGGGTGCAATTCATGGTGTGGTCGAGCTGGTCAGCTTCAATCGGCTGGAGTGAGTACAGAAAGGCATTGTGCCGAAAAGGCTTGACCTTGCGGATGAGGATCTCACCATCACGCATGACCGTTTCCACGATCATCTTTTCCAGGTCGATCATAGACAGGTCGCCAGACACACAGCAGTTTTCCATCCGGCAGAACTGCTTGAACATGGCCTCTATCGTAGCGTTTGCCTTCTTGTCGAGGTCCTGGCCATCCGGAAAATACGCCTTGTTCTGGAGCCGGACTCCGGTATAGCCGACGATGTTGGTCTTGCACATCGATAGGAAGCGCCGTGCATAGCCGTTGTTCTGCGCCAGATCCCGCCCGCGCTGCCGAAGGATCTCCAAGGCGGTGTAAATTTCGGTGTCCGCGCTGTTGCCGGTGCCGATCCATGAACCAAGCAGTCGCCCCCCCTGTGCTGCAGAGTATGCGCGGACCCTGGGCGGCTTTCTTTTCCTGGGCGGAGACGGCGGGGCTTTTGTAAACCAGCCAAACATCAGAAGGCCACCTTGCGAGATCGCATGATGTTTTTCAGACTACGGTCTTTTCCGGCCCGCATGGCCTTGAGGCGCTTCAAGGCAGAAATCTGCTGGTCGAGCGTCATGTGTTGGATCTGCAGCCCGTTGGGGAGTGATTGCGTCAGTTGCGTCTTGCTGGCCCGGCCAGCGATTGATGCTTGCAGGGATTCAATGGCGGTGTCCAGCCAGGTGCGGGTGTCGGTTCCGGTGGTGGCTTCGGCGAAATCGGAGACTATCTCAACCGTGCCGCTGTCGACCTGGTAGCGCTCGGTTCCATTGGAAACATGGGATTGCCAGGCGTAGGATCCGGCGACCCATGCGCCGGTGGTGGCGTAAGTGATTTCAAACAGGTGGCGGTCCGCTGATGGGGCGGACGTGACAACAACCTGGGCAGAGGGAGAAACCAGGGTGTAGGTCAACGTCCACCCAGCAGAAGCTGGAAAATCTGGCAGGGCTACCATCCAGGAGACGGATGTCCCGGCGGTGATCTTGGTTGGAATGCGGTCTGAAACTTGTGCGTATGCCATGTGACCCCTGATTGATCTTTTCAGGGGTCACCTTACACGCTGTTTTTGGCCTCGGTAAAAAAGGGAGACCGATGTGTGTTGTATCTGGCTTTAGATGCGATACAAAAAAAACGAAAAAGTCAAAAAGAGATGTTGACTGATTTTTTTACTGGCCAGGAAAAAACATTTCTCGGGCTGCAGTAGCTCCATGTAACGCCGTGAGCGCTGCTGCCTGGCTGATTTGAATCAGCAGTTCCTTGGATGGTGACGGGTACAGATGGGACGTCAGCAGGTGGGGAAGCTGATCGAGCGAGAAGACGTAAGCGTCCGGTGAAATCTCGATCATGCTCATTCTGCCGTCTTTGTCGAATAGTCCAAGGAATCGCTTGCACTCCATCGGCAATTGTTTGGGCGGGAGATTCTTTTCCTCCAACTGCTTCTCCATGGCCTCGAAGGCCTCGATATAGGCGAGCTTGAATTGCATGGCCTTCTTGCCGGTGAACCCCATCACCAGCAGGGTGAACCCTTTCTTGGTCATGGTGATGACGCGTGACTCTATTGTGGTACCTGGTTTCAGCGGAGACGGCCGCTTTTGCACTGTCTCGCCAAAATTGGCGTGGCGGTACTCTTGGGAAACTTCCAGGTTGTCGATAGCCCTGAGCACTCGATAGTGCTCTCTGCCGAAATACTCGGCGACATCGATTGATGATGCAGTGACCTGTTCATGATCGACGGTGACCTTGGGAGTGGGTGTTAAGGTGGGGGCATTGCGCGTGACTGCGGGCGTGGTGGCTTTCATGGCATGGCTCCGTCTAAGGAAGGTTGACCACCCCGGCGCTGTCAAACGCAAAAAGGGCGGCTATGTGCAGGTTGACAGACCGGTAGACGGAACCGGCGGGCACAAGGCCCCCCACACAACGCCGCCCAAAGAGAGCTTCGCCATGCTGTGGACGCAAAAAAACCGCCGAACAAAGATATGATGGCGGTGCGTCCGCCGTCTATTCGGGCTGTCAAACCCGGCCCCGGATATTTCCGGGACGCTTTCAATCTGCCCGAAACCGGAGCGGATTGCAAGGGGTTTGTGGTTGACGCTCATTAACATATTTGTTAATATGTACCCATGCAATTCGAGATCGAATACTTCAGCGCGGACGTGATGGCGCAAATTGCGGCACTGCCGAAAGGGCTGATCGCCAAATATATCGGCCTTTCCAAGCGAATGGAAGCCCATGGCCCTGATCTCGGTATGCCGCACACCAGAGCCATGGGCGGCGGGCTTCTGGAGATGCGGCTGAAGGGGCCGGAAGGCATCGCAAGAATCTTTTATTGCACCCTGGTTGGCCGTAGAATTGTCATTCTCCACGGATTTATCAAGAAAACGGACAAGACCCCGGCTAAAGAATTATCCATCGCACAAAAACGAATGCAGGAGGTGCGCAATGCTCAGCCATAAAGAATTTGTGGAGCAACAGCTTTCTGACCCGGAGGTTCGCGCCGAATATGATCGGCTTGCCCCTGAATTTGCCCTGCTTGACGAACTGCTCAAGGCCCGCGAGGCTTCCGGGCTGTCGCAGGCTGAAATCGCCCGCCGCATGGGAACCAAGCCGCCGGCATTGTCCCGCATGCTTTCCGGGCTCGGTAGCGCCAGCCACTCACCGTCCGTCGCCACGCTGCGCCGATACGCCGAGGCGTGCGGGATGAAACTGCACATCAGCATGACTCCGCCATGACCCTGAAAACCACCAGGTTCGACACCATCGTCAAGGTGACAAAGGCGCTTGGCTGTAAACTTGCCGTTGTCTGAGTTGGGGGCATTGTGCCAAACGCCCTGCGCGACAGGCTCAAAGAGCATCGCCCCTAATTGATTCGTTTCTTTGCTTCAAAACCCACGCCTCAAGGTCGGACGGCAAGGCCAGCCAGTTGCCCTTCCCGTCGATCTTGAAGGCAGGAAGCTGTTTATTTTCAACGTAATAGGTGATTTCTTTCCAATTTATCCCGACAGCGGCGCAAATCTCACGGGCACCATTGTAGACGAAGCACGGTTTCACCACTTCCATCGATTGACAAAGCCTCCTCCGGCTCTTTTTTTCGCCTTCTTTTTCGGGGAATTCCGAACCACAGCCGCCCGTTCAGCCATCATTTCCGTTGTCACCGGCCCCACGTCCGAGGGGCCATCTTCAACCTTCCCCGTCACGACCTCGGTGACCATCATGGGACCGTCAACCAGCACCGAGGCTCGCACCGATACCGCCATCCGCTCCAACATCAGCTTGCGCTTGCCCAGGTTGATGGCGCGGAACTCAAATGCGCCGAGCGCATAGGCCCGGCAGTCGAGCGGCTCGTTCGGTCCCTTTTTGACCCACTCGTAACCGAGCAGCGCCCCACGCTTGTTCCGCTTTTCAACCTTCTGCTCGTTGGTAAGTTTCTCGAAATAATCGTCCTGATAATGATCAGGGAAATGACAGTAGCCTGGTCCTGGCTCCTGGATCCGCAGCCGGTTAAAGATGACCGTCTTGGCATCATCTACATTCACGGTGCGCAGGATTGCCCGCACGCCTTTCTTCTGGTCGCCCTGCCAGGTGCCCTTGTTACAGAGCGTGCCGGTGTTCACGCCTTTGGTGGCGTAGATGTTGCGCCGCCGCCGCTTGGCCGTGTACCGATAGACATGGTGCGCCATAAAGCCGGAGTCAATGAAAGCGGCATCAATGCGCATTGTGACGCCGTCTTCCCGCACAAAGCGACGTTCGAGCACGGCATCGAGGGCTTCCCATGTTTCCGCCCACTCTGCATTCCCGGGGATTACCTCGTACCCGAGTGACCAGGTCTCACCCTCAAGGCCGTGCCCCACAATCTCGCATTCCAACCGGGCATTGAGCCCGCCTTGCACATCAACACCTGCAGTGATCACCAGAACACCCATAGGGATGGTTCCTCCAGCCAGATAATCCTCTCCACGGTCAGCAAGGCCAGCGGCCTCGATTGTTTCGCCGCGTTCTTCCCACGTCTCGCCAAGCAAGGTATTGATGACCGCCTTCAGTGCGGTTACTTTTCCGGTCTTCGCCTCTTTATTGGCCTGAATCCACCGATCAGCCAGCCATGACCATGGGCGGAGATAGGAATACGCCGCCCAGATCTTCCAGCCGATGCGCCTTGGTTTGTCGATGGGCTGGTCATCAGCGTTGAAAAAACGGTCCGTGGCGTCATCGTACCAGTTGCCGTCTATGGTTTGCCAACGGCCCGACGCGTCCATCTCCGGATAATCACGGTAGAGCAGGGTGCATCCATTTGTCGGGCAAACAAAATACGCAGTTCCTGGTCTATCTTCGTCCCATTTGAGGTTTTTAAACTCCAACCTGTGCAGCGCCCCACAGTGCTTGCACCGGATGTACCGGTGAAACACCATGTCAGAGGCCTCGACCGCCGCCTCAATCTGGCATAGGCCCTTAATCTTCGGGGTACTGCCCCTGATCGATTTGGGGAACGGGGCCTGGTCAAGTCGTCCGTCGCCAAGCTCCAAGGCTGACCCCTCGCCATCGATATCCGGGTCAAAGGCGGCCAATTCGTCGTAACTGGCGACATCCTTACTCATGCGCCGGAAATTCTTTGCTGATTTCCCGCCTTTTATGTCCCAGGTTGCGCCGATAAACACCTTTTTATCGATGGTGTTGAACTTGCTCTTGGCCTCCGGATCGCTCCGCAGCGCCGCCCCAAGCGCCGGCACATCTCGCAGGGCTGTTTCCACCTCGTCACGCACGAAGTCGGCCGCGTCGCCATCTGTCGGTTGCCACGTGGCCACGTTGCGCCGTTTTTGGTGTATCAGGCACCCGATGGCGGCAAGAAGCATCTTGGTGTACCCTACCCTGCGGCTCTTCATCCCGTTGACCTCCTCGATGTCATCAGAGGTCATCCAGTTGAGCGGGCCGATCTGGTACGGGTAGCACTTCCAGCGGCCTTCGGTGCCGCTCGATTCTGGCGATAGGTAAAAGTACCGATCCGCCCACTCTGACCCGCGTAAAGGTATTTCAACACGGAAAATGGAAACGCCCAGGGTCACGGCTTGCGTGATCGCCGGGGCGTATCGTGCTCGGTCAATTTCAGGAGGGCAAATGGACAAATTTACCCCTCAATATCAATTTTCATGTCTGCAATCGCGTTCCTACATTCGGCCACGGCTTTTTTGACCATCGTCACCTGGTCGCCGGTAATCTCAGGCCAGTGCCGTTTCATCAGCAACGGCAAACTCTCCAGGTTGGCAACAATTATCGCCCCGGCTTTCTGCAGGGCATCAGTCAACAGGGCAACCGGTGCAACCTTCCCCTCTTCAATGTCGTTTTCCCGGCGAAGTTTCCGCAGCTTCTCTTTCTCCACCTGGGCGGTGACATCCTGGTCGCGCCTCCGCCCGCGTCCGTCCCTGATGTATCGGATATACTCCGGGATGGCGTCCGCAGGATACCGGCCATTCGGAAGCCTGGTGATGACGCCCTCCGCCGCCAGTTGCCCAACCCTCGCCAGGGATACATCGAGCAGCTTGGCAATGGTCTTCGCTGGAAATTCCGGCTCTGCCTGTGCCATTGGTTACACCTCCCGGCTCGCCTTCCGGTGGCTCTCATCCAGGATCACGGGCACAGCATTTGCCCAACTCACCTGGTGGTGGAGCCGCTTGTTGACGACTCCCATCACCCGAACAGACACACAGGAAGGGCTGAAAATTACGCTGTAGAACGATTTGACATAGGTCCCGCTGTCCAGATATATGTCGGTCATACCGCCAGCGTTGCTCTGCGTTTGCTTCTGCTGGATGGCGATATTCGGGACGGTCAGGAACAGCCCGCCACGGCTGGCAAGGTTGGTGTAGGTGTTCACATCCTCATTGATCCGGCCAACAAATTTGAATGGCCGTTCAGTACAGCAGAAAAAGGTGTTCATCGCCTTGCGCCGCAGCATCAGCCGTGAAAATAAACCGTTTTTCCCCCGACAAAATCACCGCCCTGGGCCATGGCCACCGACAAGGCCGGGATAGATTCGTAGAAATCCAACATGGCATCGAACATCGCATCCAGGCGCCTGATGAAATAATCCCCATACTTCCCGTTGGCATCGAACTTGTATCGAAAATCCGTGTAATCATCGTCCAACTGGATGAAGTACCGAACTCCAACCTGCCTGGCCAGATCAAACACAGCATTGCGAGCAAACACGATGGACCTTCGATCCTTGAAGTTGTCCGCCGTCTTATCCTCATTATCGATGACGATGTACACCTGGCCGGTGTAGCCGAACTTCTGCAAGCTCCGGTATGTGATGACGTTATCAGGCCGCCCATGGGTCAGGATGAAGGCCGCAAAATCCTTATGCCGCATCATCTTCGGTCGCCTCCAGGAAAGTATCGGACAGGTCAGCGGTCAGCTTGACGTACCCGTTCTCGATAGCCTTCTTAAAGTCGATAATGACCAGGGCCAGGCGTTCCATAAGATCCTGCATTTCTTCCCCGGAATGGGAATAATAGTCGGCAATCAGGTGGTAATCGAACACCATCAGCCGGGCCGCTGCCCGACGGAGAAAGGTTTTTTCATCTTCCGGAAGGGTCGAGGCCTCGATGGCCCGCAACAGCTCGTTGCATTTCTCCATATCAACCAGCTCGTCGATGTCTGGCTTTTCCCCGTCCGGTTCGTAGGTCGGGGCAATGATCTTTTTGGTGTAGGCGTCCCCGTCGGCTTCACCTCCCAGGCCGAGCAGGCTGGAAAGCTCATCCTCATCGAAACCGATCAACGAAAGGTCAAAGCCGCACTCATCAAGGGCCGCCAGCTCCACCTTGAGTAAGTCCTCATCCCACCCGGCATTGAGTGCAAGCTGGTTGTCGGCCAGGATGTAAGCCCGCTTTTGTTCATCAGTCCACCCGGCTGCATTGATGACAGGGACGTATCCTTTTGGGATCTCGACGCGGTTCCCCTCTTCATCCGGCGGATAGAAAATCGACTCGCCCCGATCCTGGATCAGCTTTGCTGCCCGGACACGACCGTGCCCGGCAACAATTCCATTCTCACCGCCCACCAATACCGGGTTGGTCCAGCCGAACTCGCGGATTGCAGCCGCGATTTGCTCGATATGGTCCTCTGTGTGGGTCCTCGCATTGTTCGCGTAGGGTATCAGGTCCGCCGTTTTCACCTCTTTGATCTGCATCCGCTCCCCTTTTCTCTGGATTCGTTTTTATCTTTCCGGTCGTAAAGCCCCGGCAAAAGCCATACATCATGCGCGGGTCAAAGGCCGGACAGGTTTCTGCATTCGCGCAACGGTCACAACGGGTTGCTGTCTTCACAATTACTGCCTGTCAATCAAGCAGTACCCTTGCAAAGTCCAGTCATCACCGGCTGGCTTGTTCTTCATCAGCTCGGCCCGGATTTGACTATGGTCGCAACCATCCCACACTTCAGACGGTAGATCGACACACACCCCGACTGTGTTTTTCAACTCGGTAACCTTTTTCTTGCCACTCAAAACAACCCGTTGCCACCCGGCATTTATGATCATCATTAGTTCCACTTATTTTTTCCGCGTTAAAGTAAAGCGACAGTTTATTTTTCATAAACAGCGACAGCTCGAGCGTGCGAAACACCCGCGGTCTGCAGGCCCCCGGAAGGACCCATTTTTCCTGCGGGCTTTCTACCCCTTCCTCGCCATCTGCCGCGCCAGGTTTTCCTTGAACCTCCGGGCAAACTCGCGCCTGTAGGTTTCATGCGCTCCGCCGTAAAAGTCGAGACGGGGCCGCACCGGCTCTGCCTGGTTCTGCTTCTCGATCAGGATAGGCTTGAGCCCACGCGCCTGGATAGCCGATACAAACCGGCCGCGCTTCCTTCCTCGCTGCAACGTGACCGCCGAACCCTTTGTCACCTTCCGCCCAAACCCGCCAGCCGTCTTGGTGCGCTGGTAGATGCCTGGCAGCAGGCCCTGCTTGTTGCCGGCCTTGATCTTGACATAATCAGGTTTCGATCCCTTAGCCCCTGCAACAATATCCTTGGCCTGCTTGACAGTGATGTTGCCGGCTGCCGTCCTCTTGGCACCGGCACCGAGGTCGTACCGCTTTCCCCCGGCTGCCAGCTCAAACCCTTTGAGGTGCCTTGCACCTCCCTTCACCTGCGGGGCCAGGTAGTGTTCCTGCATGCGTTCCGGTTGTTTCAGGCCCACGATCCCGGTCATGTTGTGCCCCTTGGTGGGCGTAGCCTTCACGCTGTTCCTAGTCCACGGGACCGGCTTATCGAACACCCGATCGATCTCGCTTTTCATGTCGTCGCGGATCTCTTTCACCACCTGGTCGATGGTTATCTCAACCGCCCGGGTGGCCTGCTTCGGGGCCGCTGCGAGCGCCCGCTTCACTTCCTCGATCCCCTTTATCTGGATGGTCGTTTGCATGTCTTCACCGCCTTGAGGTTTCCTTGCTATCTTGCATTTGCAACGCCCTTTCCACGGCGTCGCGGGCCTCTTCCAAGTCCTGCAGCTCTCCACCTTTCCCTCGCAACCCGGCGCACAGCAGTTTCTTGATAGCGTGCTGCCGGGCCGGGCACCGAACATCGAACGCTTCGAGCACGGAATAGACATCCACCTTGCCAGGGACTGGGCAGGTGACCGGGCGAAGATACTTTGAGCCAGATTGGTTGAATCCAGCCTCTCCGCCAAGAACGCTCGTTAAGGCACCTGTATTCGATTTTCGCATAAAACCATCCAACCCTATACGCCACAACCTAGAAATCGAACAGGCAAAGCGACAACCCGCTAGAATTAACTGTTTTGCGTTCACTGTCTCGCCACCGTTTTCTGTTCGCCATGGATGGCAAATTCCTTAATGTGCCCCATCCGTTCAACCTCGCGCTCTGCTGCATCGAAAGACATACGCCCTGCCAGGGCCTCCGCTATCATCCGGATTCGTTTCTGGTTCCGCTCCAGTTCCTCGGGTGTCTGGTCGTGCTTGCTGGTAACATCCGCAATCTGCAATGCTCCACCGGCAGGGGCGGGCGGGTTTGCCCGGTATTCCTTCACCGCATCCAGGATGTCGGCCATCGAAGGGAAGAACCGGCACCGTTTGCGAACCGTCAACGCGGCCGCTTCAAACTGCCGCAGGGTAACGCCCTCGCTTTGCAGGTCCTCCAGGTACTCGGTTGATAGCCGTGCAAGCTGTTCGTTCATATACCCCGCCGACTTAAACCTGATGCTCCAAGAATAGACCGCCTTCTTGACCGTCTGTAGGTCCAACTCGTTGCTGATCGTTCTCATTTAACGCCCTCGCTATTAGCTCCCCTTGGATAATCAGGGCATCCCTTACGGACCGTGGTTTGATCTGCGCCGCCCTTCCTTCCCCCGTTCTCTGCTGCCTCACAAATCCGCCCTTGATGGCCTTGACGAAAGCGAGGTCCCATTCATGCCGTGTCCGCTTTCGCTTCTGGGTCAGCCAGAATGAAACGAACTCCCGCGTGGCTTCCTGCAGATGCTCACCTTCCGGCGGGACAACCCCGGAAGTTTGGGCCAGGGTCCGGAAATACTCCGACGGTTGCCACTCTTGAAACATCGTGAAAGGATCAGAGGCCGACAACGCCCTTGTAGGTGTAGGATAATCCTGTTCCTGTTCCTGCTCCTGCTCCTGGCTTCGGAGGGGCTTGCAAGGGGCTTCAAAGCCCCTTCTGGCCTCAAGGTGAAATGCCTTGTGGTACTTGTCGAAAAAATCACCTAAAAACAAGCATTTTGGCAACCTTTGATACTCTTTGTTTATCCCGATCACTCGCTTGTCGCCAGGCTTTAGACTGTCCTCAACCTGAAACCTGGCCATCTCATAAACCCATACAACCTGTGACCCCTTGTCATACCCACACAAACCCGCTTCGCATACCCTTTGAAGCCCCTTCGAAGCCCCTTCCAATAGCAACCCGGTATCATGCGAAATGTAGGCAATCGGGAGATAATACAGGCCGAGCATGTTGGCGTGCGGGGATGTCATCAGGTACAAGGCGACGATGGTTGACTCCGGGCCGCTTTGGATAATCTCTCGACCCGTTTCACCCATCCAGAATGACGGTGCGACTTTTCCGTACTCTCTCATTCAAAACAACCTCAACTGCTTTGGAGCAATCCCCGTGCTTTTTTTGGGCTCTGTGTCCGTGCAAACCCCAAACTGTTTGCACAAATCACACCCTTGGCAGTGCACTGAAGATGACCGATAGACCCGGCGGCACCAGGCCGCCATGGTTTCGTGTTTCAAGTCATTTCCGCCGAACAAATTGGCGTTCTTCGGGCAAAATATCATTCTTTACCGTTCCCACCGGTAATCGATTGAAACTGCCGGTATTGAGCCATCCCGGATAGCCAAAATGACGCCCTTTGCCTGATCTTCAGAAAGCCCATAAACCTTCATTAACTCAGGGATGATCAACCAATGCACCCGGCGGATGTTCTCCAGGTCCTTCCTTGCTTGCTCAACCAAGGCTTTTTCTTTTTCCTCGGTTTCTCTCTTTTCCGCCTCGGCCAGCTTCCTTGCGTTCTCTGCGGCCTGGTCTGCTATTTCCTTCTCACGCTTCTGCTGCTCAATCCTGCGCTGCTCATCCTCTTGAGCTTTGGCAATCCGGGCCTGCTCTGCGGCCTGCCGGTCAAGCTCCCGTTGCCTATCGAAAACGGTGTTCATTTCGTGGGCAAGGTCCCAGACCGCTGCAACCTCCTCGCGGATCCGCTTGCGCTCTGCCTCGGCTTTTTCCTCCGCCTCAACCGCTCGCAGGTGGTGGTCGTGGTGCTCTATCATTTCCTCGACCACCGCCAGGGCCTCGCGTTTGTCTGCGTCCATCTTTTCCACGATGGCCTTGTAATCAGCCTTGAGTCGTTTATGAATATCGTTGATCGGGGCTTTTACGCGGCGCAGCTTGGCAACGTGCGACCGGGCCGCCGCGTTCCCTTTCTTGTCTCGATAGTCGAAAACAATGGCCTTGTTGATTTCCCGGTACTGCTCAAGTACCGGGATGTAATCGCCAAGGGTGAGCCCGTCCGTAGACTCTGGAAGGACAAGCTGGTTTTCCTGGATGACAGGGGCCATTATTTCCGCACAATCAGAAAACGCTGCCATTGCCTTTACCCTCCTGCTGTGCCGCCGCTTCACATTCTTCCAGCTCTTTGACGATCATGTCGGCATAATCCATGATCGCGTTGAAGTCTTCGGTATCAACTCCACCGCAGGTATTCGCAACGCGATTTCTGTGCTTCATTCGCCACTGATCAACAACCAGGCTACCCTTTGCGCTGGCCTCGTTGATTTCTCGCATAAACGACTTGACGCGGGGAGACAGTTGACCGGATTCTTGCATCTGTTCGCTTCCTGTGCCAGGCTCGTTGGCTGCTGGAACAGCCGAGGATTCCTTGACAGTTGGTGCCGGCTTCGGACCTTCCTTCAATTCAGCTTTCCGGGGCGGTGCTGCTTTTGCTGGGTTTTCTTTTTCAGGCTCAGGGCTGGGCGGGGCAGGCGGGGCAGGATCGGTATCCTGGGCAGGCGGGGCAGGCTGGGCAGCCGGGGTGACAGGTGATGTCATAGTGGCCTGGGCAGGCGGGGTGGGCTGGGAAGGCTGAACATCCGCTTTCTTTATATCGGCCCGCAGGGTTTCGGTGGTAACACTCAACACCTCCCCTGTCTCTGGCGAGACCTCAATAACGTCCTGCTCTTCCTCTACGGTTCGCAGTCCCATCAACAGCTCGGGAGCGTACAGCTTGCCAAAAAAGGATGCCGCCCGATACCGCAACATGACTTGGGGCATCGTCTGCCACTTGCTCCCGGTCTTGGTGTACCACCCTTCTTTCACGGCAAGCTCGATGGTTACCGGTGGTGACTCCAGCCGCTCGCCTGATCCAAGCTCAAGCGCCCAGGCGATACACTCAACGTCTGCAATATCAATCACCACGGGCCGACTCTGCCGCTTGCCATCCTCCCAAAAGGTTTCTGAGCACTCGACCGACTTCTGGCCCAGCTCCTTGAGGGCAAAACGCAACGGGCTGAACCGTCCGCAGCTGTTTATGGCAGCCACGATGAATTGGCTCGACCAGGACGGGCGGCCCTCAATCACATAAAGGTTTTGCATGATCATCAACGGATCCGCTCCCAAGCGTTGGGCCATGTTCAGGGCCACAACCGCATTGGCAAGGGCATTCGGGTTTTCCTTCCGCTCTTTGACGTTCCCGTACTTATCGAGCTTTTCCGTCACCGACCTGTATTGCACCGGCACCAGGGTGGACGCGCACAGTAATGATGCCATGCGCTGCATCAGCTCAAAGGATTTGAGGCTGCCGAAACCGGCGGAAACATCCGGCAAGTTTGCCGCAGGTGTCCGCAGGGCAGAAAGGGCTGCAACTTGTCCGGATTGTGGTGCTGCTGCTGATTGAACTGTCATGGTTTTTCCTCCGCTTTGTGTTTGACCCTACCGCCGGAAGCGGCAGGAGTTGTAAATTGGGCAATAGGTGCCGTGGCACATCATGCTTTTTGGATTTCCAAAAAAGTTACCACTGTGGATGATCCGGGCCGCAATCTCGAGAACTCCCGGGTGATCCCCATCACCAAGCAGGACCGCCCGCGCTCCGGTGATGCTCCCCACACCTACACGCTGCGACTTCTCAGTTTTGGCTGTGTTCAAGCCGATGATTTCAGCCGGGGCGGTAATCGGAGTGCCGGAACCAAACTCGGCGAGAAGTTCATACACGCCCATCTGGTAAGCATGGCCGGATGTTTTGACGGTCCCGTCCGATCCGACAGCCTGCTTGCCGGTCTTGATGTCGCCGATCCCGTAACCTTCCCCGGTGAACCGGATTCGATCGGTTGTGCCGGTCAAGGCAATGCCGAGGTCGGCAATCTCCAGCCGCTCGCAAAGGACCTCGACCGCTATGTATTCCTGGGTTGGGGCAATCTGGGTGCAGTATTTGGTGTGAAGGGAAATCGCTATTTTCTCGGCGTCCTGCGGATTATCTCCGTCGCTCCATACCGTGTCCTCGTCGGGCCGGTGGATAGCATCCACAGCAGCGCCCGCGGCCTCGTCAATGGTGATGCCGGCACCGTCAATGGTGGACTGGTCATAAACGGCCGTGCTGGCGTGAACCGCCTTGCCAAGCGCAGCCTTGCCACTGCTCGGCATCACCATTTTATCGATATGGGTAGCCGCCCACCGTGCCGGACAGTCAAACAAACTTCCCAGGGATGATGCTCGGATGGTGACGAAATCAATCGGGGCCGTCATTCTACCACCTCCTCGCCCCGGCATTCGCAGAGCGCACGCCAGTTGGCATTTGCCCGTTGTGTTTGGTATTCAAGCTCCCCAGCAAGGTTTCTCGGAAGCGGAAGAAAAACCTTTGGGCTTTGCTGATATGCCCTCCCGGCGGGCGAATATTTCAAAGAGACCTCCTCTTTGTAGTCCCGCAAAAAGATGGGGCCAGATGGGGAAAACAGGGCGCTTGCCACAACGCCAAGAACCTCATCTTTTGTCAGGTTGGCCGCAAATTTCCCGCCGCACTGAACCAGGAACAAGCCGCGCTCTGTGTTTTCAATGGTGATTTTTTCGATCATATCTTTTGCTGCCATCACATCACCCCAGCGCTTTCAGGAATCATTAAGTGACGAGGGTATCCAGCAATGGCGTGGGCCGCTAATACCAGACTTTCAATACGTTTTTGCAGGGCCATGTTCTCGCGCTCGTGGCGCATTTGCAAAATCTCGACAGTGGTCATTGTGGTTTTGATCATCACCCTGATACCATCGGGCATTGCCAGGCGTTCAAGCAGCGCCTGATAACAGCAATCGCACATAACCGCTGTTCTCCCGTCACTGGTGCGGATAGTGTGGGCGTACAGCCCTCGGTGTGGGCATGGATTGACATTTGATCTTTTCATGTGTAATTTCCTCATTGCCGGGTTTTCCGGCCTCCGTTTTTGTTTTGCGCCCGGTCAGCACCACCTGACCGGGCGTTTTTCCCTACTCGCTGTCTAAAACAACCCTTCCAGACACCCGAAAAACCAGCGCCCTCTTTGCTGGAACATCAAAAAGCTCCCCTGTCTTTGGGTTTCGGCCTGTTCGAGCCGCGCGATCAATGGGCCTGAAATATCCAAGCCCAGGAAACACCACTGCCTTTCCGCGATTGGTATGCACCTTTATTTGCCTGGACGCCTCTGAAAGGATCATTTTAACGGACACCTGGGTTTCGCCAGTCACGTCTGCAACCATTCTGACCAGCTCGGCTTGATTCAACTTTTTCACTTGGTTGACCTCCATTTGATTGGGTTTGAAAATGGGCAGGCTACCGGACCGCCCGGCGGGGTGAAGAAGAGAGAAAAGCATAAAAGCCCCCACGCCTGCCCATAGCCTTGCTACATCTGAACAGCCCTTTCTTGGCTCATAAACCGCCCAACGCTGGAAACGTGGGCGTCGTGCTCTGGGTCGCTTGAATCGTCACCATCCGGAGCAGGAAGCGCCTGTTGCTCATCAGGTCCGGCTATTTCGTCCAGGCGCATTTGCCTTTCCTCGTTGCTCATCTTCCTTTCCTGGGCCAGATCGCCGTTGTCGGTCCTCCAATACCGAACCACACCGCTTTCAAAGTCGAGCGTTTCCTCGCACTCGACATCCCGCATTTCGTAGCCGTCGCGGTACTTCCGGGCCGCGTTGTCAATCGCATTTTGGGCCGCTTCCTTATCGCTCTTGAACTGGGCCGCCGCCGCCTTGGCATTGGCGTCGATCCGCTTCAGCTCTTGGGTTTTGTCCGCCATGGTCGCCGCAAGGTCGGACATCTCCGATTCGGTGAAAGTGCATCTGAGATAGAGCTTTTTGTATGTCGTTTTTGCCACGTTCTTTTTCTCCGTTTTTCAGTTATCGCTCTCCGGTAACGGTCACTATGGCCGCACCGCCTTTTGCTACATCAGCCCGGACCACTTCCAGGTGGTCGACTTGGCTGTCATCCTCAAAAACACCAGCAGCAACCAGGGCGTCGAGTGTCGCCTTGATGCTGTTGTCAATATCCCGCTGCCGCTTGTCTGGCGGGTAAAGTTCAATGCGTATAGCCAGGCGACCGGACATCCGTTGCCCAGCATTGGAACCGGCGACCACCGCTGCTACTGCCGTTTTGTAATCGCGTCCGGCCTTGCTGATCAGGTGCCGGACAACGGGCGGGCCTCCCTTCTTGCTGGGCATGGTAACCGCTCTCCAGTAGTGATTGACGGAAGGCGGCCAAGGGAGCATGAGGTTGATGGTCATCACTCTTTCCCAATTTTCAGGTTAATAAGTAGCCGCAAAGCCATTGCGCCGGTCTGGACAGCCTCATACTCAACGGAAAGCAGGCTATCCTTTCCCTCGGTTTGACGCCCTTCACGATAATGGTTTGCTGCTTTCAGGCACTCGCCGGCCTCTCCAGCCATGATGCCGACCGCGTGCACCAAATCAACCGGCCAAACAGGGTGCTTTTCCTCTGCACGCTCCAGCTCCAGCATGATCGACAACAGGGCTTCACATACCAGATCATCGTTGAGCATCTTTCTGACGCTTATCAGCTCGCCCTGTCGTTCTATGCTGTACTTCTCCGGCGACTGGTTCCCGGCCATCTTGCTGATCATTTCTCCGCGCAATTCCTCATTGATCTTGTTCACTTCCTTAACCCTCCATTTGTCGCATGTAATGCGCATGCAGGCGCACATTCACCTTTCTGCGCCCCTTAAAATAATGGGGCTTCATCTCACCGGGCCTGCACCGGCGTTGCTTCTTTTTCGTGCTCCACCTTCCGCGCTTCCGCTCATCAGAATCGAAAAACACCGTGACCACCGCTCCCTGGTCGACGACCACGATGATCCCTTCAAGCCTATACCTTTGCCCGCCGTTGCGATCTTCGACCTTTCCGCACCTAACAACGGCCTCCACCATTGGACGGGTTATCCCTCGCTCTGCCATCCGTCCGAAGGCATGATTTGTGTATTTCAGCTCAGATGAGTGCATATCGTTATAACCTCGAAATAGAGCGCTCTAATGCTGATGGTCTGTACTCAACATCATCGATGTTTCGCGGAGACACTGAAAATTTGTTGGTGGTAAACGGGTCCTTGCTTTTACGCTTCAGGTCATCCCTATGCAGCACGAATCCGTTTTTCTTGGCTCGCCTCCTGAGCTCCATCTCAGAGACATCTGAAATGCTTTTGAGCTCTGAAAAGGTAAGATGACTCCCGTCAGGCATGAGTAAGACCCTCTGCCCGCTCAGAGGGTCTGTATTGACTGAGCTTTGCCGATTCTTCCTCAACGCCAATTCTTCTGATGTAGCGTTTCGCCTTCCAAGGGCACTGAACCTCGCCGAAATGGTGCTTTCTGCTCTCCCAAGTGCATCGGCAATCGCACGGTGGGATGGATACCAAACCCCGTCGACCTCCCACCCTTTTGACCGTATCAGTTCGCTCGGGTCGGCAAGCATCGACAAATCCACCTCGTCAGGCGTACCGGCAAGCGTCCACCTGTACCAAAAGGTGCTGGTTTTTAATCGATACTCCTTGCACAGCCGATTCACTCCATACAGCACCCTGGATCCATCAGATGTAATCATCCACACGAAAACCCTGCTCCCGATGTCTAGCGGGTCGATCTTAGTTCCCTTCGGCAGATCCTTTAGTTTCATCCTTTCACCCTCAATACTTCCTTGACCAGCGCATCGATTGTCTCGTCATCCAGCCCCAGCCAAACAAGGTTTTCTACCATTCTTGCAATCTCGTGATGGGTCATTTTTTCGAGCTCCTTCGGGCCGTCCGTGCCCGCTTGTTTTCTGCAATCGCGGCATCTGGTCCGCCCAGAACAGACCGGGCAACATAGGCCCCATCGGATACCGAGGCATTCTGAACATGGCCGCGCTTTATCGCTTCGGTCAGGTCGCGCATCGCTAGAACCAGAGCCTGCCCGGTTTCTTCTGTTAGTGGTTGCATGGCTCTATCCCTAGGAACCTATCAAATGCGGAGTGGTCACGAATCGCTAATCCAACAAACGATTCTGGGCTCGCCTTTCGAAACTCAACAACCTGCCCACCCACCCAAATAATGAATTCGGCCATGCTCGGCTGTACCTTGATCATTTCTTCCGGGCTCTTGCCGTTGGCCTTTGAATAAGCCGTGTATCTTGGGTTCCATGCTGTCATGGCTCACCGTTCCAGGTACTTCGCGAACGTCCTCCCAATTTCCTCTTGGGCCTCCTTCATCAACAGCTCTACCAGGTCGGCGTCAGATCCGTCATTGATTGCCTTTTGAAACGCGGCAACTGACTGGAAATCCGCCAACTGTTCGGCGTCCATGGTGGGTTTAAGTGGTTCTGGTGCTGATGGACAGGATTCGTCCAGTGCCGTTTCGAGGTAAGCAAGGATGCGTCGGGCAACATCACCGCGCCCGATTTCGTCCATGGAGTAAAGCAGGGTGTGCAGGTTCTCGATGGGATCGTGGCACCTGTCAGCCGTGGAGCGAGGGTTTTGCGCGTACATCCGAATAATGCGGGCATCGCGCTTACCTAGAACCCGCATGATCTCTGACTCGCCAAGGGCTTTTTTCATGGCCGCCCACAGTTGCCAACTTTGCAGTTTTGAGTCTGTCATTGTTTCCTGATTACTGACTTTTTGGAAATTTACCCATTTCTCGCACCCGTGTACGCTAACACTAGTTGGAAATGGGTTGCGCTCTGTCTGTTAATTTGTTTTCGTTATGTCGTGTCCGTCTGGGGTGATCCCGTAGACAGCTTGCCCGATCTGTTCGGCAATGACCTTGAGCAAGTGCGACCCCGGTCGCTTCCCCTTGACTGCGTTCGTGATAGCTGACCTGGTAACGCCTTCTCGGTCCGCAAGTTTCGTCATAGCTCCGGCCCCCATGGATCTTTCAAGGGCGTGCTTGATTTCAAGCGGGTCAGTTAAATTGTTCAGCATTTTTTCAACCTCCTTTCGTTCAGATGAAAACAAGTTAGCAGTTTTACGTTTATCTGTAAACAATTTTTCATTAACTTTTCTGTGGGCCTCGAAAAATGACCGAAAATCCGCAAACTCTCGAAATTATTGAAAGGGTCAGGACTTTTTATTTGCCAAGGGAAAAGGATAGGGGATTCGCGGCTCGCATAGGTATCCCACAAACCACCTACAGCGGATACACCACCGGAGCCCGCCAGATGCGTGCCGATACCCTGCTCGCAATCTCCAAAGAAACCGGGGCTAGTCTGCAATGGCTCATCACCGGTGAAGGCCCGAGATTGAAACATGATCTCGCTACCGTGACAGCGAGCGCGAATAGCCAGAGGGTAAACTCCGGCATTAAGGGCAACGTAGGCCGTGCCCCAGAACCATCGCGACCGCCGAGTAGGGTGCCGATCATCTCGTGGGTACAAGCTGGCGATTGGAGTTGCGTTGCTGACCCGTTCCACCCTGGTGACGCTGAAGAGTGGGTCAACACGACCGAGACGGCACACCCGAACGCATTCGCCCTGGTCGTGAAGGGCGACAGCATGGAGCCGGAGTTTGCCGAGGGCGACATTATTACTGTTGACCCCGGAAGGGCTTATTGCAGCGGAAGTTTCGTTGTTGTGAAGAATGGGGATGAAGCGACGTTCAAGCAGCTAATCATTGACGGTTCAAGCGTCTTCCTGAAGCCGTTGAACGATCGCTATCCGATCAAAGACGTGACCGGAATGGACATAAGGGTGGTTGGCGTAGTTATTGAAAAAAGAAAGAGGTATTGACAATAAAATTGGAGGGATCAGAGGTGGCTATTATCAACTGCAAGGAGTGCGGGACCACGGTGAGTACCAAGGCACAGGCATGCCCGCAGTGCGGTGCCAAACCGAAGCGGCGGACATCAAAAATGCTGCTGGTTGTGCTAGGCGCTGTGTTTTTTGCCATCTATTTGATGGCAGAGCCAAGCAACAAGACAACGGGTTCGAGCCCACTGCAACCAGCGACTGAACGAACCACCACGGGTGAGCTTGCGGAAGTGGCCAAGCAACGTGACAAACAGGAAGCTGCTGACAAAGAGTTGGAGCGTCACACCAGGATTGCCGCGGCAAAGGAAGCTGTAAAGGAACGCTTGAGGGAACCAAAGTCTGCCGAGTTCCGCAACGTGTTAGTGGTCCGCTATCAGGACAAAATCAATGTCGTCTGTGGTGAGGTCAACGCCAAAAATGGGTTGGGTGGGATGACGGGGTATCAGCCGTTTCTGAGCCTTGGGGCAGCAAATATGACATGGTTACAGTCCGAAACCAAGGATTTCGCAGAGAACTGGAACAAGTTTTGCGCCGGGAAATAACCAAGTGAGCGTTCGCCCTCATCCTCTCCAGGGAAATGACCCCAGGTATGCTGACGCCTGGCTGGTTGATTTCTACGACCAGACCGGAAAGCGCCGGAAGATAATGCGCCGGGGCACCGAGGCCCAGGTTCGCGAGATAGAACACAGTTGGCGAGTGGCAACCAGAAGGACCGCACCAACGTCTTGCCCATCACTCAACGAGGCGGCCCCGCTCTACGTTGAACACTATGCGGTCGACCACCTGCCGCGCGGGGTGGAGCGTCTGCGGTGGAGTCTCAAGCACCTATTGCGGATCATTGGTCGGTATCAGTTCGCCAGCATCACCCCGCCACTGATCGAGGATTATAAGCGCCAGAGGTTGGCGGAAGGGGTAAAGCCGAACACCATCAACAAGGAGCTGGCTGCGCTGTCCGGATTTTGCCGGTGGGCACATGGCGAAGGTTATTGCGAGCGCCTGCACGTTAAAAGGTTCCCGGCCAAGCTCTCTCGCTCCCCGATCCCGACCGTGCCGAGCAGAAAAGAGGTGATAAAGTTTCTCCGGGCTGTGCCCAGGGCCAAGCGCGGGATATGGGCTGCCATGTATTATTGCGGGCTCAGGTCAGCAGAGGCCAGGGGCCTGGAACCGCGTGCAGTCAACTGGTCGCTCGGGGTGGTGATCATCACCGGAAAGGGAAACAAACAGCGCATTGTCCCGATCAATCGCAAGCTGCGTCCGTACCTCCGCAGGTTGCCATGGTACGCGCCAAAAGACATGCGGGAGGTCGCAGGATGGGCCTGCAAGCGGGCAGGGCTTGAAATCTACATTCACCCGCACTTGATGCGCCACGCCTTCGGTGTCCACGCAACCGAGGCCGGTGTCGGGCTTCGAGCCCTCCAGGACATCATGGGGCACAGCTCGAGCCAGGTAACTGAGATTTACACCAGGTTGGCCGCCGAGGCGCTGAGCAAGGAAATGGGGAAATTATAGGCAGGTGCTACCATAGCACCAGTAAATGGAAGGAAAGTTCAACTGAAACAGCAGTTTGTCGACTGGCCCCACACAACTCAAAATCCAGCGGGGGCGACCCCGTGTCGGTTCGATTCCGACCTCCGGTACC